CGACCCCCTGAAGAACGAGAAGACTGTTTTCTCTCTCGTTTTGCAACAGAAAGCTGCTCTCCTTGGTCAGGCCTCTTCTTTTCCCGCGACGTCACAAGGAAACCAACTCCTTTACTGTCTGCATATATCCACCATCAACAACTTGTCTGATTTCTTCAACTTCCGGTTTTACCATATTATATGCCATTTCAACAAGAAGGTTCTTTTCGGAATCAGACAAAGCTGTAAATTGCTCAGATGTATCCTTTTTATTCTCCAAAACAAACTTGGCAATGTCTCTCAAAGCAACCTTGATCTGATCAGCAACAAGTTTTTCAGCTTCAGGAGAAGAAACTACTGTTTGTACAGTAACAGGAAGCTGTTCTGGTGTAAGATTCCATTCTTCCAGCATTCTTTGAACTGCTGAAACAAAAGCCGCAACACTTCTTCCAGCAGCCCCTCCATAAAGAAGAGCAATAGCTTTTACAACCTTCATTGCAGGATCAAGCAATACCAGAATTTTTTCATTTTTAGTTAAAAATGAAATTACAAGCCGCTTGATCTTGTCAGGCAATACTGGCCGAACAACCGACCAAACCTTATTAACAAGATTCTGAAAAAATTCTTTCATAATTCACCATCCTTCCCTTATTTATCTTTTTACAGAAGCAACAACAGCCGCTCCTCCTATGACAGAAGAAATAATCCTGTCATACCATTTTGGCTTTGTTAACTTCGCAACATTTTCTGTAATTTTTTCAAAATTATTGGTAATTTTAAGAAAACTGTCATTGTATAAAGGTATGCTTTCATTCAACAAAAGAAACGTTTTGTTTGCATCCTGACTGACGTTTCTTATACTTAACAATGAATCTTGAAACAAATTTGGCCAACAAAAAGAATTTGTTTCACAATTAATATATGGTTCAATATTTTTTTCAATCATTTGCATTTGATTACGTGTGTCGGCAACAAGCAAATTCGTTTCCTTCAGAACTTGATTACTTGTTTCCAAATTTTGAGAAAGATTTTTGTCAATATTTTTTATAAGAATGCGTGTATCATCCACCGCTGAAACCACACGATCTGTTTGTGTAAACAGTTTATTTTCAATAATATCTACACGTTTAAACAAATTATTCTCAATAGATTTGCTTTGAAGAAAAACATCCTGTCTGATATCATCCCCAAGTTTGTTAATATTGTTTGAAATTTCGCGAATATTGGCATTCATTTCATCAGCATTTCGTTGCAAATTTTTTGATGTTTCTACAAGAGAATTTGTAATTTGAATAAGAGAAAAAGATAATGTTGTGAAAAAAAGTGTTGCAGAAACAAGAAATATTATTTTAACAATAAGATATATGTTATTTGTTTTCAAGTTCTTCATACGCTTTAACCACACTTTCTTTCAGAAATGGAGGATACATTTCTTTTTGGAGATCCATATTCTTGAAAAATAAAATCACAGGAACTCTTCTGATATTAAGATCAATCATTAATGACTTGTTTCTATCATAATTCAAATAAATCACAGGATACTGATCCTTCAATTCAAATGCCATAACTTTTGCTTGTGAAGAAAGAAAATCATTAGTTCCTATGAATACAATCATATTAGGAGATTGCTCAAGAATATGCATGAGATCTCCAAACTTTAAATTAGTATACTCTCTGAACTCTGATGACTTTGAAGACATATTAGTTACACCACCAAGATGGATATTAACTGAGGGTGATCTGTAAGTATTTATAACTTGAAAAAATATATAGGGGCGGAACGTTCCGCCCCCTGAATATCTGACCTGATTCATTTAAACTCAGAAAGGAACATCATCACCCAATTCTTCGTCATCATCCTTGATTTTTCCTACCTTCTTCAAAAGTTCATCAATATCATCATCATCATCATCATCAATTTGCACCGAAGGTTTTGAAGAAGCGCTACTCTTCTTTACAGTAGTTGTCCGCTTTCCCTTAAACTTTTCAAGAACACTCTTGATATCATCTTCATCATCTTCATCTTCAGGAACAGATACAACCTGCCGTACAGTTTCTGAAGATACCTTGGATGATGAAGAATCAAGACCCATTACCGAACGGAAAAGCTGTTTCAGTTCATCATACGACTTGAACGTTTTTGGATCAAGAAATTCCCTCAAATCATATGTTGAGTTATAAATCTTTTCCAGCTTTTCTTCATCATCAAAAAGAGGCCCGCGCTTGTTATCAAAACGGGACTCGTCATAATTCGGAAAACCACCATCACCCTTCTTGATTCTCAAGATAAAGTTTGCACCTTCAAACAAATCGAAAGGATCTAGAGGCTGAATCTCTTCAATACCGTCATTTGGAGGATTAAGAGCCTGTTCAAGCTTGTTAAAAATCTTCTTTCCAAACTTGAACAAAAACACCTTTCCTTCATTTTCAGGTTGAGCAGGATCTCTCACAACATAAATGTTTGTAATATAGGAAGTCTTCCGCTTGCGCTTTCTGACTTCATTTTGAAGAGTTTCATCTCCTGTAGCCCACTGTTCAGAATTATATTCTGAAACAGGATCCGGTAATCCGATTGTGTTGAGACACTTCTGAATATACCATCTTCCTGTAGGCCCTTGAAAAGAAAATTCATAAATCTTGACAAAAGCCTCTTCACACTTTGAAGATGGAAGAAAACGGATTACTGCTCCACCTTGTCCGGTCTTTGGATCAATTGCTGGCTTCCAGAACCGTTCATCAAAATACTTGTTTTGGGTTTGTGACTTGAACTGTTGCAACAGATCTTCACTGTTGTACTTTTGCTTGAAAATTTCCTTAAAACTCATCTAAGTTCTCCTGTTCTTGCTACCTAGCTATTCACGGAACAAATTATCGGATACACAGATATATCCGAAAAAATGTTCTCTATTATTTAGAGTACACCAAACCCCTTTTAAATGTCAATTTTTCACCATATTTTTCAAATAATACTTCATAAAACGCTCATGATATCTCAATGAATTTAAAAAAACATCATAAACATCTCTATATTTTGGCTTCAATGAACCGTTATTCTCAAACCAAAGCGGAAGACTTTTTTCATATTTTTTACTATTAAGAGAAAAAATTCTCTGAAATTCCTGTTTTTTGACGTAATCAGAATTCTGCTTGTACTTTTCCTTGACAGAATCCGGCCAGTCAAATTCTGTTTCGGAGAATTTTTCATAAGTCTCTTTATAGGAAGTGTATTGTTTTGTTAGTCTTTCACGATCTGACATTTTTTCCCCCTTGTGGAAACATATCGGATTTTTGCGTTATAAAACGTAGTGTAACCTCCTCGCAACGGTCAAGAACATCATTTTTCATGGTTCTTAATGACGAAAATGGATAATATTTTTCAATAAAATAAAGTTCTTCTTCCATTACAGGATTATAATCCCGCATGATTCTCTTGACAAGAGAAAGTTTATTATCCAGAAAAAGAAACGTCTCAAGAAGTATTTTCTTTTCTGTATAAAATTTAAAAATATACAATGGATCAACAAGAATTCTAGGACTGTCGGAAATGCTGTTCAAATCTGTTATATAAGTATTGACAGGATCTTCTGTAAACTGAACATATTTCCAATAATACCCGCAAGATTTGATTTTTGCACACCAATTTACAAAATTTTTAATATACACATCTCTTTCAAGATGATGGCAAATTGCCAATTTTGTTTCCAGATCTTCTTTGGAAAGAATCAGTTTATTTGCTGACAAATATTCAAAAAAATACCTGTCTTTTCTTTTTTCATAAGAGGAAACTGATATGTTTTTCAATTTTCCATTATATAAAAAATAATCATAATTCTTGTTATGAAAATGATTGATTATGGCGGTATATACTTTATAAATCTCAAAGGGACTCATAAAACGACCCTCTCTATCCTTTATTTAAGGAGTTTAAGACATCGGCTTTCTTTTTCAATTTTCTTTTTAAGTTTATTGGTAATCAGTCTTGGCACATCTTCAATATCCACATTATAATGGTCACACAGATATGTGATGACGTCAATATAGGAAAGTTTCAACCGATACTTGTAATTTTCTACTTCTTCTGAAAAAAATTCTTTATTAAGAATAAAGTCTTCGTTCATGCCTAAATACCTCTGGATTTATGATACCATATTACAAACGAAATGTAAATCCCATTTGTATAATGATACGAAATAACGAATTAATTAATTATATATTTTTAATTTGACACGTTGCATTTTTTCTGTTAAACTGGGGTTGAACAGAATAAATAGAAACAGAAGCACGGATGATTTAATTGGTGGCACAGACTGACAGCGACCTTAAAATGGTTGCTTAAATGTGCCAGACCTGTAAGCCGTGGTACCCGTCTTGGTCAGGTTGAATTGACGGAACTGGCGTCGCTCCAAAAGAGACCGCGAGGTTAACGGGCCTGACTGAGGCTATCAAGCAATGGCGTGAAGGCGTCATCCGGCTGAGACCGGGCATTTATCGCAGGATGGAAAAGTTCCTCTGCGTGCCTTCCAGCTATTGTAGCTGAAAAAGTGTTGCTTGATACCCACGCCGAAGGGGGTCTTTAAAGTCCGACCGGAATCTGGTCAGTGGATTCTACACGGAGCCTTCGGGTAAAAGGGGATGCGTAATAGCATTTTATTATGATTTTTCCCCAAATTCAATGGGAAATTATACACACGAACGCGACGGTAAGCATTCGTGTGTTCCCAGTAGTACCCAGTTGGTTCAAATAAGTTTCCAATTGGAAACAAAAAGAAACAACAAGAAACAAAAAAGATCCAAACTGGAACCAAATAAAACATTAAATTCCCAAAAAAAGACATTATTGGATGCGACAGCATCCAATCAACCTCAAGCGAAACGGAGCGAAGCGGAGTGAAGCTTGAGGTTGCAAATGGGAATAATAAGATCTATAAAAAACAGAACTTGAATTAATTCCCACCCTAATAGAAATCAATTGGATCCAGTAGAAAAAAAAATTGGATCTGATTGGAATCAATTGATTTCCAATTAAAAAACAAATGGAAATTAAAGAACCTATTAGATCCCATTTGGGATTTAAGCATAAGTGTCTTTTTTGTTTCCTGCCGCCACGCGTCGCGTTGCTCCGCGTGGAGCCGCTGCGAGGCTCGCAGCGAAGCTGCTCGCTTCTCGCGGCTCTTAAGCCGTTTTTTGGGACTTTGAAACAAAATTTTTCCCTGAAAAATTCCTTTTGAAATTTTATTTCGTTTTTTGGCATCCTATTTCACTTTTTGAATCCTTGTTTCACTTTTTGAATCCCAGTTTTATTTTTTAAATTCCTGTTTCGTTTTTTGGCATCCTATTTCACTTTTTGAATTTTTGTTTCAATTTTTAAACAAATTTTTCAAAAAGTGAAACGGCGTTTCAAAGTACTTCTTGAGAACCGATTATCAACAAGTGGTACTTCTTGAGAACCGATTATCAACAAGTGGTACTTCTTGAGAACCGATTATCAACAAGTGGTACTTCTTGAGAACCGATTATCAACAAAAGATGTAAAAATTTAATTTGAATGTTAAAAAACTGAAACGAATAATCAAAAAATGAAACGTGTAATCAAAAAATGAAATGTTTGTGTTATTTTTTTGTGTCCGTATGTTTTATGAAAAATAAGTAAAATTATTTTCAAATATTTTCCTAAATAGAAATATGAGTCTAGTAGCTCCAGCAACAAAAGAAGAATTAATTCAAAACTGCCTTTGTCGCCTCGGTCATCCAGTAATTGAAGTTAACGTTGCTCCAGAACAATGTGAAATTCTGGTTGAGCAAGCTATTGAAAAATGGCAAGATACACATTTTGATGGAAATATTCCTGTTTATTATGTTCATGATATTACACCAGCAGATGAAGCAACAAACTCCATTACATTACCTGATGCAATTCATGGTGTTACAAAAATTGTTCCTGTCTCAAGTAGTGACGTTGCGGCTATGTCCGGTTCAGGGACAGTCAGCAGCGCTTATGATATTCAAATGTATAACACAGTTTCAGATATTCTTTATGGTTCTTCTGGGTCTAGAGGATTGATTACTTCAGGTTTAAATTATTACTATTCATTTATGACTTATATTTCTACATTGGCATATACTCTTGTTCCAACAATAAGTTTTCAATTTAACAGAAAAACAAATATTGTATATTTTAATGACAAATTATCAAAAATTAAAACTCGTTATCCAAAACTTGTTTTTGAAGGTTTTAAGAAAATTGATCCTCAGGAATTTCCTGAAGTGTGGAATGATGAATGGTTAAAGGAATATTGTACTGCCCTTATCAAGAGACAGTGGGGAGAAAATTTAAAGAAATTTGCCAATCTTCCTTTGCCCGGTGGAGCCACTCTTAACGGGGAAGCCATTTATAATGAAGCAGTTACAGAGATAGAAAGACTTGAAACAAGATTGTATAAAGAGTTTCAATTGCCACCTCAATTTATGGTTGGGTAAAAAATTATGCCAGTTAATCCTTTTTTTCAATCAGGCAGAGGAATTGGAAGCAGACAAGAGCAACAGCTTCTACAACGTCTTGTCAACGAAGCAATTCAGATTGGTGGAGCAGATTTTGTATATATTCCTCGCGAATTGGTAAATAAAGATGAAATTTTTCATGAAGACACTATCAGCCGTTTTTCAAAGATGTATACTATTGAAATGTATATTGAGAATTATCAAGAGGCTGAAGGTGAAGGTGAAATGATTACAAAGTTTGGATTTTCAGCAGGTTTCCAGCTTAGACTTACAGTATCAGTTGAAAGATTTGCTCTGTTAAATTTGCCGGACGGAAGAACATATCCAAAAGAAGGTGATCTGATTTATTATCCAACAACAAAACAAATGTATGAAATTCGCTGGATTAATGATACAAATACAATTTATCCTTTGGGTTCCCGGCAAACTTTTGTTTTGTACGTTGAACTTTATAGAGCTTCTCATGAAGAAATACAGACTGGTGTTAAAGATATTGATGAAGCTGCCCGCTATAGACCGCCAGATGATGCTACTATTAAAGATCCATTTGGAAAGAATACTACAATCCAAACCAAGAAGACATCTGTTGTTGATGATACAGAGCGTCCTCCGTTTTAGAATGTTTCATTTATTGTTGTCTTGATGGTGTGAGGATCAAACCAGTTTGCTGTAGACGGATCAACTTCTACGATAATTTCAGAAATTTTTTGATCGGTTCCAAGATTAAAGAAATTGGCATATGCCTTTTTGATAATTTTGGCATCACCTGAAATTGGCGGCCAGAGCCAATGTTGAGCAACAAAGGTCATGTTCCAGTTGAGAACACGTTCATCTTGCACAGCACCTTCATAAGTATCCTCATATGAAACCCCATTCAAAACAATTTGAACATCTTTGAGAATTTCCAAATTTTTTATATTTTTGATAGTAATTGTGTAAAATGGACGGAAATATGGCAGAATTTGTTCAAGAATCTGAAGTCCATCGTCGATGAATTTGGTTGAAGCTGAAACGGTAAAAGTAAAGTTGAATGGAACTGGTGTATAGATTTTTTTGAGATCATTATTTGTCAAATTTTTGAAAACAAAAGATGATAATTGAGTCATTCTTGTATTATCATAATCTATTGAATCAAGACTGACAGAAATTCTTGGTAAAACAATTTTTACCATTGTTGAATCAAGTTCTCTGTTTATTTGTTCAAAATCTGTAATAATAATGGATTTGTCTCCAGAACCCCAAGCAATAGGAACACGAATTACCTGTTTTATGGTTCCGTCAGGATTAAATCTTTGAATTTTGATATTTTGGAAAAGAGACATGAATCCTATTACAAGAGATCGTATTGAACTGAAGTAAAACGGATTATTAATCATGTCTCATTTATTTAGCACTAAATAGCTGCATGAAAGATATTATTGACCTACTTTTAATTCTCTATTTTCTTTCTTCTTTTACAACAATATTCCTGTCTGTAAAACTTTATTATCGTTTAAGAGAGGAATTGGATGTAATTCGGGCATGGATTGTTTTTACCCATCAGATGTTTTCCAGCGTTATGAAAGATATTGCACAAGATGAATCATTGAAAGATAACGAAAAAATAAAGAATTTTATGTTTATTTGTGATTATATTTCATTTTTGACAGAAAAAGGAATTTTGAATGCTTCTGAAATATCTCAAAACACACCTTCAGGTTAATCTGGAAAATATATTCAAAAAATATAAATAATCAGGAAAGGTTCAATTATGAACAGATGGCTTGTCCTATTTCTTGCAATTTTAATAATAACATTTTCTGTTTATGCTGCTGTTATTAAAGGTAATCTTGATGTTCGTGGCAATTTGACTGTTAACAGTTCTGTAAATTTTTCAAATGCAGCATCTACAACCCCAATGAAAGCAGGATTGACACTTCCTGCAACTTGTACTGTGGGACAAGCTTTTTTCAAAACTGATGCCACTCCGGGACAAAACATTTATCTTTGCACATCTGCAAATACTTGGACACAGGTTCAGGGAACAGGATCTTCATCAACACCAAATTATTCCCAAACATTTTCAAATCAGACGTCTGTTACTTTAACACACAACGCAGCCACAACCGCAATTATTGTTGATTGTTATGATAGTAATAATTATAAAATAATTCCAAATTCTTTACAAATTATTGATTCCAATTCAGTTCAGGTCACTTTTTCAACATCTCAATCTGGAAAATGTGTTGTAAACAGTAGCGGCGGTGGAGGTGGAGGAGGTGGTGGAGGCGGGTCAGTGTCTTGGGGCAGCATTACAGGAACTCTTTCAAATCAGACAGATTTACAAAATGCTTTGAATTCTAAAGCAAATTCAACACATACACACAGTTTATCTGATTTACTTCAATCAGGAGCAACTACAGGACAAGTTCCTCAGTGGAATGGAACACAATGGGTTCCTGCAACTGTAAGTGGAGGAGGCGGAACTATTTATACATCAAACGGAATTATTGGGGATGGTTCACAAAACAGCCCAATAAGACCAGACCCGAATGGCCCTGTTGCATCACAAACATATTTTTCAGCATCATTGAATTTTGGAACAATTAATGCAAATTCTTGTGTTGAACAAAATATTACAGCATCTGGTGTTTCATCCGGGAATACTTTGGCAGCAGGTTTTCCGGCAACTCTTCCAAACGGAATTTATGGATTTATGTATAGCGGAACAAACGTAATTGTTGTTCGTTTGTGTAATACAACAGGATCAGGAATTGCAATAACAAACGGTTTACAATATTCAGCAAGAGTAATAGGAGGTTTTTAATGAAAAAGAAATATCTTGTTTTTGGATTTTTAGTATCAGCTTTGCTTCTTTGGGGCATTGTCATTAACGGAGATCTTAATGTAATAGGAACCCTAACAGCAACAGTTGTTGATTTTACATCTTCAACAAGTACTGCGCCAATGAAAAGCGGGACAAGTCTTCCTTCAACTTGTAGTGTTGGACAGGCGTTTTTCAAGACAGATGCTACTGCCGGACAAAATATTTACCTTTGTACTTCAAATAATACTTGGACTCAGGTACAGGGCAGTGGTGGTAGTGGTACATGGAATCAAAAACCAAATCCAAGATATATTTCGCTTGTAACTGATTTCAGTACAATGAATTATGCTCAAGCTCATCCCATTTCTGCTGGTGATTTTATACTTAATAGACAAGTTGGAAGTAATTATATTTCAGGATCTGGGTCTGGAAGTATGTCATCTGCGCTACCAGTTGGTGTTGCCGCTATTATAACTTCTGCTACAGCAAATAGTAGAGAGGGTTGGTCATTGAATTATAATTCACTAGGCATTACTAGTGGTGGAAATTCTCTTTATGCTCTTACAACCTATAATTGGGAATATGTTATAATTTTTCGTTATCCTGCTTCAACAGATTATACAAACAGCAATTTGGTAGTTGGTGTAATGGAAGCTACTAACAGTGATCCTAATCGCGGGTTAGGGGTGAGATTTTTGTCTGGAACAGATACAAATTTTACATTCTATACTTCGAATACTATGGGTGATGGTTATACATCTACATTAAGCACAGGCGTAGCGCCAGATACCAATTGGCACAAATTGAAGATTCGAAGTGACGGAACAACAGCTTATAGGATTTATATGAGCTTTGATAATGGTACAGAAGTATCTGTTTGTCAATCAGGGTGTGATCTGACAGCTTCTGCTACAAACTCATATCTTTGGGGGTCTATTGGTTTTTATATAAGAACGCTTGAAGCTGCTGCCAAAAGATTGCATCTTGACTATGCTCATTTCTGGGCTGATTTGGGGTCTTCAAGATGATGAAGAAAATATTATTTGGTTTGTGTTTTCTTTTTCCGTTGTTTGCTATAGATAACAGCATTAAAATTTATGATGTTTCCGGGTCTGCTCAAAGCAACCGCCCATTTACTGTATTGATGCTTTTTGTTGAAGGAGAATTTCCAAATGGAACATATCCAAGACCAAGAATTGATGGAAATTCTTCTTCTACATGGCAGGTTGATGTAAAAAACAGATGGCCTGATGGAAGTATTCTTTCCGCATTTGTATCGTTTCCGGTATCTCTTTCTGCAAATGGAAGTGTAACAGTAGATTTTGTAGCAGATTCAAATCCTTGTCATTTGGGAAATACAGCTACCTGTGAAGCTGCTGCTTTGAATCAAAGCGGAATGCTTGGTTTTAATAGTGGAAACTGGAATGCCCAGATTCGGGGAACAGCAAATTCAATAAGTTATACTGTTGATGCAAAAACAATGATTTCTGACGGAGCGTGGCGTTATTGGCTTCGTGGCCCGATTGTGACAAGAATTATTGTAGAAGAATATGGATTTACTTATGATTTTGGATGGCAATGGGACGGATCAAATTGGCAAGCTCCCTCCAATGCAACGTATAAAAGTGTTCATCCAATGTTTGAATTATCATTTTATCCCGGATGGAATGGAGTAGAAACAGGTTTCAGAATCGAAAATTCATGGTGGACAAAATTACAAAATTTAAAATTTAAGTTGGAATTTTTGGCAGGAAATCCTGCTACAGTAGTTTATTCAAAAACAAATTATGATTTGGAAGCAAAAGCTGCATCTTCTTATTATACTTGGAGCGGAACTGAACCGGGCGCTATATTTGTTGACAGAAATTTTCCTTACCTTGTTGCAACACGTGTTTTACCATCATATGATACAAGTATTTCTGTTTCAAGTTCAGTAATTACTTCTTATCTTAGTCAATGGACATCAAGCGTTGGAACTGATGATTCGGGAAATCCTGACCCAAGATCATGTACTACACAAAATCCGTGTGCTTATATTAAAACTGATATGCCCGGTACAGGCGATCATCCGAATTTTGGTATCATCCCAAGGTGGCAAATCGCTTATCTGTATGCAATGGGAGATAGTCAATTTACTGTGGCTACAAGAAAAGATGCATATGATAAACTTATTATCGGATCTGCGGATGCTGCTGTAACTATTCCGATTCATTATCGTGAAAGTAATTCTTCCATGTCTCCAAGTTACAGAAATTATCTTGACTGGCCATCAGATCAGACTACTCCATCATTTGGCAGGATCAAGTCTATCAGTGCACACCCGGATGGCAGGATGGGTTCGTATGACACCACCGGGCCTTATCCTGCTCAATATATTTGTTCAAATTGTCCTGCCAGAACACATTCATGGACTCCAGATATGTATCACTGGCCTTCGTTGTATTCTGTTCCTTATATTCTTTCTGGAAGGTTTACTTATTTGATGTCTCTTCAACAATCTGCTGCTCATTGGCTTGGATGGGATCATCCTTATTATGGAAGACACCTTGATTGGGGTATTCAAATGGATAGTGCCAACGTTCGCGGCCCCGCGCGAGCTTTGAAGGAGATTTTCTGGGCATATTTGCTCAGTCCTGATAGTCCTGAACGGAATTATTTTGCAAATAAATTAAAATATAATGATGCAGCATATGAAGGTGTTTTTGATGTCAGAAACGGAATATATAGTGATCAAGTGGTAAGTAATTGTAGCACAACAAATACAATAGAATCTTTTACTACAACTATAAATTCTACTACTGAACAAAAACCTAATGGGACACGAAAAATATTTTATATATCAAGTAATGCTCGTAATGGAATTAAAACAATTACATCATTAACAGTAAATGGTGTATCAAAAACAGTAGGAATTTATAATCAGGATACAGGAAAAGATTGGTATTTTATTCCGGGAGCAAGAATTGTAATTCAAGATGATAATGCACCAGCTTTAACATCTTCAGATACTCTTTATATTGCTGGAAGTTTATCAACATCTGCTACGCCGTGGTGTCATGGTTATGCTCAATTAAGATGGATTGATAACCCTTTACCTATGATTGGAATGGGGTCTTCATCTTTTACCGGATACGGAGGAATTACTGGAACTTCTCCGTGGATGTTGAGTTATTTGGTTATGCATATTGGATGGATGCGACAAACAGGTGCATTGAAAATTAATGGAAAAAGGTTGTTTGAATATAGCGGAGCAAAATTGGCAAAGTCATATATCGAAGGGGCGTTGCATCCACAAATGCCAATTCTTTATTTTGGCGATTATCGTATGCCGCTTCAGACTGCAAATGGATTGATTACAACGTGGCAACAATTTATTGCTGAAAAAAATCCTAGTGTATCTTTAACACAGGATATTTCTTCAACTTCTACATCTTTTACTATAAATTGTGTTGCACCATCAACTGGATGTATTAATGCACCCGGAACTTATGGAGCAATTTTTAAAATTGATAATGAATATATTAGAACTTGTAATAAAAGTACAGGAGCATCAACAACAACTTTTACAGTTTGTTCGGGTGGAAGAGGTTATTGGGGATCAACAGCTACATCACATACAGCATCATCTGCTGTGGTAAATGCAGAGTGGAGAACTTTGGGAGATAATTTGGTAGGTCATACATATCCAAATTTGTGGGTAAATGCTTTGGCAACGTTTTATGATGTTGAAACATCTTTAGGGTCTGGATTAAAAGCATATGAAAAAATTATTGGAATGGCACAAGAGATGAATTCCAGAACAAATGATCAAAGATATGTAATAATTCCAAGAAAACAGCCGGAATCTGTTAAAATATTTGGTAATTCTGTAAATTATAATGCACCCACTCTTGCTCCATGCTACTGGTCGTTGAATGATGGAACAAAAACATCGGATGGTGGAGGCAACAGAAACAGAACTATTACTGTTACAGGTACAGGAAAACTCAGAATAGAATGTGAAGGCGGAATTGTATACATAACTAAATAAAATTGGAGAAACAAATGTTTGCAGCAGGAACCGATTATCAGGTAATTGAACTTAAAGCAGGAGAAGATTTTGTTTTAACTGTTACAGTTAAGGAAAATGATATTCCTGTAGATTTGACTTATGTTCGTAATGCTGTATTTACTGCTCGTAGAAGTTTTTATTATCCCGGAGATGTTCATACCTTTAATGTGGAAAAAATGACACCATATAATCAAGGAAATTTTAAGATTTCTTATAGCGCATCACAAACGCTTACTATGAAAAGCGGAAGATATGTTTTTGATTTTATTGTAAAAATACCAACAACATTTGATGAAACTACAGGAGAACCAATAGCATATACAACGATAAAAGTTATTACAGGAATTCTTATTGTTTATCCGACAGCATCAATAGCAGGTTATTATCCTTTTTAATATATGTCTACAAAAAATATTAGTGCAAACATATCTCAACAAGAAATTACAGTAAACAGGATAAATGCATTTATTGGTGCAACAGGTGCTACAGGTCCGCAAGGTGCTACAGGGCCTCAAGGCCCTGAAGGTAAAGGATTAACAATAAAAGGAACTTTAAATTCTGTTTTGGATCTTCCTTCAACAGGAAATAATGCTGGAGATGGTTATCTTATTAATGGAAATTTGTGGGTTTGGGATGGTTCTTCTTGGCAAAATGTTGGAAATATTCAGGGGCCTCAAGGATATATTGGTGCGACAGGTTTTACAGGTGCAACTGGAGCTACAGGGCCTCAAGGTGCAACTGGATTTACTGGAGCAACCGGACTTCAAGGTGCTACTGGAATAGGAGCTACTGGTGCTACTGGATTTCAAGGAGCCACAGGTCTTACTGGTGCTACAGGGCCTCAAGGTGCTACAGGGCTTATTGGAGCAACAGGATTTACAGGTTCTACTGGAGCAACTGGATTTCAAGGAGCCACAGGTCTTACTGGAGCTACAGGGCCACAAGGTGCTACTGGTATTGGTGCTACCGGAGCTACAGGTTTAACTGGAGCCACAGGGCCTCAAGGTGCTACTGGATTTACAGGTGCTACCGGGCCTCAGGGTGCTACTGGAATAGGAGCAACAGGAGCAACTGGACTACAAGGTGCTACAGGATTTACAGGTGCTACCGGAGCTACAGGTTTTACTGGTGCTACAGGTTTAATTGGTGCTACTGGTTTTACTGGAGCAACTGGTGCAACCGGATTTATTGGAGCAACAGGGCCTCAAGGTGCTACAGGTTTAACTGGTGCCACAGGGCCACAAGGAGCTACCGGATTACAAGGTGCTACAGGAGCATCAATTAATATTCTTGGGTCTTTAAATAGTCCTTCTGAATTACCACCAACAGGAAATTCAGGGGATGCATATTTAATTTCTGGAGATCTTTGGATTTGGAATGGATCTTCTTGGGAAAATGTTGGAACAATTCAAGGCCCACAAGGATATCAAGGTGCAACTGGTATTGGTGCTACTGGTGCAACTGGATTTACGGGTGCAACTGGCCCTCAGGGTGCTACAGGTTTAACTGGAGCTACCGGATTTACAGGCGCTACAGGGCCTCAAGGTGCTACAGGTATTGGTGCTACTGGTGCAACTGGATTTACGGGCGCAACTGGCCCTCAGGGTGCTACTGGAATAGGAGCAACAGGAGCAACTGGAATACAAGGTGCTACAGGTTTAACAGGTGCTACTGGTGCAACCGGATTACAAGGCGCTACAGGCTTAACTGGTGCCACAGGATCAGGTGCAACGGGTGCAACTGGCCCTCAGGGTGCTACAGGTCTAACTGGTGCCACAGGGCCACAAGGAGCTACTGGTCTTACTGGTGCTACTGGTGCAACCGGATTTCAAGGCGCAACAGGATTTACTGGTGCCACTGGTGCAACCGGATTTCAAGGTGCAACAGGACTTCAGGGCGCTACAGGTTTAACTGGAGCAACAGGGCCGCAAGGTGCATCAGGTATAGGTGCAACTGGTGCTACTGGACTACAAGGCGCTACAGGGTTTCAGGGAGCAACTGGCCCTGCTGGATTTTCTCAAAGTTATTCAGTAACAAATCAAACAACAGTAACTATTAATCATAATCTTGGGACACAAAATATTTCTGTTGATTGTTATGATGATACAAATCATTTGATTATTCCTGATGATGTTGTTATAAATAATCAAAATTCTATAACAGTATCATTTATTGAATCTTTTACAGGAAGAATTGTAATTACATCTGGCGGATATGCTATAAATGTAGATGCTTATATTGGAGCTACTGGTGCTACAGGGCCTCAAGGTGCTACAGGTTTAACTGGAGCAACGGGGCCACAAGGTGCATCAGGTGTAGGTGCAACTGGTGCTACTGGACTTCAGGGTGCTACAGGCTTAACTGGAGCAACTGGCCCTCAGGGTGCTACAGGCTTAACTGGAGCAACTGGCCCTCAGGGTGCTACAGGTTTAACTGGAGCTACCGGATTTACAGGCGCTACAGGGCCTCAAGGTGTAACAGGTTCTACTGGGCCTCAAGGTGCTACAGGGCTTCAGGGTGCTACAGGTTTAGCTGGAGCAACAGGTGTTACTGGATTACAGGGTGCTACTGGATTACAGGGCGCTACGGGTCTTACTGGAGCTACTGGGCCA